CGAAGTGCCTGGAACTAACACCGAAGATGAAGCATTACGTTGAGAGTGGTGGCTGGCTGTATAACCCAGTGACAAAAACCTCTTTCAGAGCGAACCTGGTGACAGTGACCAGGCCGGATTTGCAGTGGGTGTCAGGCCCTAATGCGCCGGATGAAGAACTCCAGCCGATAGTGCGGGTAGGTGACGGTGCTGGCCTCTCGGACATTATCCCTGGCGAGGAAGTACATATCGGTGGGGCAGATGCCTCTACCGCCCTGGACGAGATCCTGGGCCGCATTGAACAAGCAGTTCAAGAACTCACTCATGCGGGAGAAGATCACCGCACACGTTGAGAAGCTGAAAGCGTTTAACCTGTAGGGAGTCATCGTGGCTACTCTTGCTTCAGAGATCATTGACAGAGTCCAGGAAAAGCTGAACGACCTGGGCAATATCAGGTGGACCCTGCCTGAGGTAATCCGGTCGATCAATGACGGCCAGAAGATGATCCTGGAAGCTGACCCAACCCTGTTCGAGACCACGGCCAGTGTCGCGGTCCAGCAGGGGTCCAGGCAGACGGTTCCGACCGACTGCTACATGCTCCTGGATGTCATCCAGCAGGACATAAGCGGGGTGTTTGTAGCCACTCCCAGGAAGATTACGAAGGGGATAATGGACCGGCAGGTTCCTGGGTGGATCGGCGCGGCCATCGAACTCAAGGTGTATCACTGGATCCAGAACGAAACGGAGCTGGATTACTTCTACATCCACCCTCCGCTTACCCCTGCGAACCAGACCCTGCGGATCCGCTACGCGAAGTACCCGACTGCAGTCACAGCGGGGACCAGCACATTGTCGATCCCTGACGAGCTGATAAATGCCCTGTACTACTTCTGCATGATGAGAGCCTTGGAAAAGGACGAGAAGTTCGCAGGATCCGCCCAGGCGGCGAGATACGGCCAGATGTTTGCTGGTATGTTCCGCGCCAGGAAAGAAGGCGACATGGCGGCATTCCAGCAACGTGTTGTCGATGAGGAGTCAACCTAATGGACATGATGGCTATTGATGACCTGGTCCCTGACATCCTCCCTTATGTAACCGGATGCACGGTCAATACGATACGGAGCCAGATCCTGTACACGGCCATTGACTTCTGCCGGAGGACGATGTTCTCCCAGGAGATGGTGGTAGGCCTGGACATCATTGCCGAGGAATTCATCGTTCCAGTCCCTTCTCCATCCATCCACGTTGAGCTGCTGTACGCATTTTCCGTGGGGATCCGAGATCGGGGATTCATTCCTGAGATCAATCCCAGGGTAGCCGCCATGTGGGGAACGGATCCGATGCGGCAGTTTGCCGATGCGGCAGACCCTGCTGAGGACTTCCCTTCGGCCTGGTCGAATGTTCCCAGTGTGGGAATCAAGCTGTATCCGGTCCCTGCCACAACGACTGAGAGCTGCCTGAGCGTGAGGGGGGCCTACCGGCCCACCAGGAATGCCACTAAGATCGACCGCCGATTGATAGACGAACATCACCAGGCTATAGTCCGTGGCACTCTGTACCGGCTGCAAATGATGGTCGCAGAGGACTGGGGAAATCCAAATGCAGCAATGATCCATGACAAGGATTACGAGTTGGAAGTCAGTAACGCAAGAGTAGAAGTAAACAGGGATTTCGGCCTGGCGCAAGTGTTTATCCAGCCTTTCCCATTAGCCTGAACCATTAACAAGGAGTAGATCATGCCAGGTTTGTCCGATGTGTTTGAAGCAAATGTGCTGAATGCCCTGCTTCGTAATATTGCCCTGCAAGTTGCTGCCGTTCATGTCGGCCTGAACGTGTCAGATCCATCTGATGTGGCTAACCCCACAGAGATGGTTGACACCAGCTATGCCAGGCAGCTAACCACGTTTTCAGCCCCGAGTGGTGCTGGAACAACCGCGAACAGTGGAGACATAACCTACACTGCTCTGGCAGGCCCCTCGAGCGTCACAGTGACCCATGTGTCGTTCTGGACCGCGCCTTCTGGCGGCCAGATGATTATGTCTCAGGCACTGAATGCCTCCAAGACGTTCTCCGTTGGGGACGTTCCAAGGTTCCCAGCAGGTGCATTGACTGTAACTGCAACCTAGTCCGGTCCGGACTAGGTTTGGGGTAGAGCATGGCGGATACAGGATGGTTGACTCCGGTTGCCGGATCAGTCCTTGAGATATATCCCAATGACGGCCAGTTTCTCAATTCTGGCCGCATAACCGACCTCACGCCGAGCCAATTCTGCAGCAACAGCCTACCTAATTACACATCAGGGAGTTTTGCGGCCTACGGTGGTATTTCCGGTACTCTAGCCTTTAACTGGCCCAACCCAGTTGGAACGTACCCATCGAATGCGATCATTGATCGGGTAGAGATGAAGATGGTTGCGGATTTCCGGACTGCTGATAATTCCCCCAACCAGATAAAGCTCTGGTGTCGGAACATCTGGCTCAGTGGTGACGATACCCACTCTGGCTATTACCTCAGCAGAACCACAGACGAGCTACCCCCTGAAGCTCAATATCTGTTCCATCACAGCACAACCGCCAATCCGGACTATGGTGCTGATGACATTATCTGGCTGGATTCAGAGACCCCAGGTTATGGGCAGGGGGTCGGGGTAGACTACTTCCTGAACCAGAAGTGGAATGATGCCCAAGGGCAGGGCATGAAGTCCGCCCAGGTCCGGTTCCAGTGCGGTGGCTGGACCTCCGGAGCAGCCAAGACTGCGACCATGCGGATCGGCACGATCCAGATGAAGATCCACTATTCCGTGCCGGTTACGCAGATTGATATGGATAGTGAAATTGCTATCACTGTTGGCCCGACCGTAGCGAAACTGAGCCACCTGAAGAGCTTCCCGCCTCAGGATGTTCCTGTAAATATAGGTTTGACCGCCGCGAACCTTCGGGGCAATTACGTCCTGGCCTCTCCGGTCGTGGTTGCTGTGACACCACAAGGTCTGATGTCAACTGCTGAGTTCGTGGATAGTGACTGCAATTTCGGTATCGCGGTTGGCCTGACTGCTGATCTCATTAGGTTCGCCTCTCTCGGGGCGGATTTGCCGGTGGTTGTCGAGCAGAACCAGGCAGAGCTTCGCTACATGAAACCCCTCTATGCCGATGCTTCATTTTCGGTCGGCCTGGATGAAGCAAATCTGTACATGGGAAGCAGGGTCGATATTGGATCGTCAGTGATACTCATAATCTCACTTGATGCTCAGGCGAGTGTCGCGTCCGTCTACCTTGGGGCGGACGTTGGGGTTGCGGTAACGCCCAATGCGGAGCTGGGACATAGGTATGCTCTCCTCGCTGATTGCCGGATCGCTGTTACTCCTGGAGGAACTGGGTTGGTGAGGGATCAGTACCTTGCGTCCTATGGGTTCATTGACGTTTATCCTTCTGCGGATCTCCTCAACCAGGTAAAGATTTCCAGCGGCATTCCAATCGGAGTATCCATGTCAGGCTATATAACATACGGACCAACCCAGTCAGATGCTCTGACGGAAAGAAAGATGGTAATCGAGCCTGGCGAGAGGACTATGGTAATAAGCCCGTCAGATAGGACTCTGACAATAGCAACGCATTGAGGTGAAACCATGAGTTCCATATTCTACAAACAGCCCAGAGAGGTGTTCGATTACTTCATCGACATGAAGGAGTATTTCAAGGAGTATATCGGTGACAAGATTGAATTCGCCAGTGACATTCAGGTTGAAATATCCCCGACCGGAGAGCTTACGAGCAACGGTGTGATCCTGAACAATTCCGGTGTGGATGGCTTTACCGTGTGGCTGTCCGGCGGGATCAATGGCGGCAGGTACAAGGTGACGTTTTTGATTGATACAAAAGAGGGCCGGACCGAAGAGGCTGAAATGGAACTCAGGATAAGAGAGGTTTAACGATGAGCGAGAATGAACTGACTACGGGGCAAGCCTTCCAGTACATGGGAGAGCTGATAGCTGAGTACATGAAAACCCTGCCGATCCCCGTCCGTGCGCCAGTGGTCTCGATGGTCAACCAGGCCAGCCAGGTCATTGGCAATGCCTTGAATGAACATGCCGCCCTGAAGATCCAGGCGGCTGTCGATGCTGCCGAAGAAGCTGAGGACAAGGGCGAGTAATGCACTTCTCAATCCGCAAGTTCCTTGGCCTTGTTCCGATTCTCAATAATCGGAAGATGCTCAATGGTCATGCGGCTGTCGCGTCAGATTGCGACCTGAAGGGGACTGACCTCCGGATGTTTGCGAAGGCTGTCTCCAGGGGAGTAGTGCAGAACAACGGACTCAACCAGAAGTCTGGGTTCCCCATTAATGACAAACAGATCTTCGTGTTCCAGAACGAGACTGCTGCCACCTGGGGTCCGATTCAGCAGACCGAAGAGGTCAGCAACAAGATCTACATTGACTCCGGATTTATCGGATACCCCATCTACACTACCAAGGAGCTGGGGATCCCTGGGAGTCCTGAGGCAGATTACTTCGGACCTCCGATCAACTACCGGAAGCTGGGTGTTCCAGCACCTGAGGCCGCCTGTATCGTCACGGCAGATGCCGTTGCCGGTGGGATCATAACCTCAGTCACTGCGGCCGATGTCACCCTGGAGGACGGGGAAACTATCGCTAAGGACGCTGTCCTGGTCTTTTGCTCTGCCGATCACGGGCTGAAAGAAGGCGAACGTGCCAACCTGGCCGGATTCGACTGGCAGACCCTCAATGATGAATTCATCCTTAGCATGGTTTCGTCATCGACTCCGGATGCTGCTCGGAAGTTCATACTACGGGATATTACCTATACCGAGCTGAAGAATTCCTCTCCGGCCACTGAAGCGACCGCAAGCAGCACTCCTCCGGTGCAGGGCGAGAACTGGTGGGCGACTCCTGGTGAAGGAACCTGGGTCCAGTCATTCACGGATGCCAGCCAGGAGGACCGGATCTACCTGTACACCTACGTCACGGACCAGGGCGAGGAAGGTCCGCCTGCCCCCCCGTCCATCATGATTACCCTGAATCCGAACCAGGCTTGCACCTTGCTGTTCCCAGCCGCGCCGAACGTGGGTGGGTTCTACATCAACAAGATCCGAATCTACCGCACGATCCCGACATCAACCGGTGCGGCCGACTATTACTACGTTGACGAGATCCTGGTAACGACCGGCACTTACTACGATACGAAGAGCGTCATCGAGCTGGGTGAGCTGATGCCGTCCCTGGAGTGGGATCCGCCAGTGGAAGGCCTGCTTGGGTTCATTACCATGCCCAACGGGATCATGGTGGGATTCAAGGACAATACGGTCCATTGCTCGGAACCTTACCAGCCTCATGCCTGGCCTGAGAGCTACCGGAAGGCCCTGGATGACAAGATCGTGGGGATAGCTGGGTTCGGGCAGAGCATCGTGGTCACGACCGATGACAAGGCTTATGTCGGAACCCTGACGGATCCTTTGTCCCTGACGTTCAAGAAGCTGGGTTCTGTGGAGCCTTGCGTGTCCAGGGCGGCCTGTATCTCCCTGGGCTATGGGGTAATGTACCCAAGTCCAAATGGATTGATGCTGATCGACTCCAGAGGCGCGAAGAACGTCCTGGCCGATATGTGGGATGACACCTCCTGGAGGGGTCTGCTGGCGACTGCCAACTACATCTTTGCCATCATCCACAACGAGAGGTACTACCTCACGTTCGTGAACAGCACCAGTTCCAGCACGACCTACATCTTCAATCCGCAGTCTGCTCCGATAATGATAACCAAGCTGGAGGAGGGGAATTACACGGGTGGGTGCGTGGATCGTGACCTGGACAAGGCTTTCATGTTTGGGAACCTGTCTAGCCCGTCCGGCTCCAGGGTGATCGAGCTGGATCCGGATGACAAGTCCGGTGGGATCCTGAACGCAAACTGGACCTCGCAGACCTTCGTCATGCCGTTCCCCTGCAACTTCGGGGCGGCCCAGGTGTTCTTCGAGTACAGCGACACGGCCGCCATTACGGTGACGTTCACGGCCACTGGGCTTAAAGCCCAGACGTTCACCTACGTCAAGACGGTAAAGGATCAAGAGCCGTTCCGCCTGCCATCTGGATTCCTGGCGCGGGACTGGAAGGTCAATGTTGTGAGCAATACGCAGATTGAATCCATCTTCGTGGCTGAAACGATTGATGAACTGCGTGGCGCATACGCATCCGGAGGGTGATCTATGGGGAACAGGAGAACCCAGCATCCGGCCATTGATGAGCCAGAGGAGCATAATCTTCTCGAAGTAGTCCGCCAGATGAAAGAGTCCCTGGAGATCGGCCGCACCGATAAACGCGGCGATCCCCTGGACCGGTGGGCTACCCTGCGCGACCTGAACGAACTGGGCCTGACGAGTCTCTCAGACCAGTCCACGATTGCTGCAGGCGGACCTGGCCCTGGTGGTAGCACCGGAGATCCTGGAGTTATCTATCCGGTCCCGCCTGACGGAAGCGGCGAGTTCCTGCCCCCGTACAACCCGAATGTGTCCAGGCCCCTGCCGTCCGCACCGAAGAACGTGAGGACATCTGCGGTCTGGGACGGGATCATGATTAAGTGGGATGTCCCCGATGACGGTCCAACCGTGGACTGGATCGGCGCGATCATCTGGATGTCGGCTACTCCGAAGTTCGATGAGGGCAACTTCCTGGGGTATGCCTCCGTCAACTTCTACATCCACGACAAGGTTGGCCTGTCCGGAGGCGGCTATTCGACCCGCTATTACTGGGTAGCCTGGTACGGGAACATCTACTCTACCAACGGGATCGGCAATCCGCACAACATTCCTGGTGTAGGCAACCAGTCTGACTGGTCACCCAGGAAGTACCAGGCAGGAGTTTCCGGAAACACGGCCATTGATCCTGCCTATGCCTTGCGGGTTCTGAC